ACTCCATCCTTTACACGTTGCGCCTGCGCCTGCTACCTCCCTCGCACCCGCGATCCACCCGGGGAGGGAGCAGCGGCTTCGGCCGTGGTCCGGTGTGTCAGCACCAGGCCAGTGGGGCGGCTTCCTCCGCCTCGCCTGCTCCTCTATACAAACTGCTCCGATACGGCCTCCAGGGCCGTCCTGGCCTCCGCTTCGGTCATCGTGCCTGCGGCCACGGCGGCCAGGATGGCAAGCACCTCGGCATCCCTCGCCGCTTGCCATGCAAATACGGCCTGAATATGCGCACCTCCGAGAGTGGAGACTTCTACGTACTTGGGGGCGTCCATCGTCACCCACGCCCCCGCAGACGCTTTCCAGGGCGTCGTGAACGTGGGATCGGCAGAGAGCTTCAAGGCCAATTCCGTATAGCTGATCCGGGCCGACTGATCGGAGTCGAACAGCACTCCATCAACCACGAACCCACCATCCCTGACCCAGCATTTCTCGGCCTGGATGGCCGCCAATTTGGCTGCGGCCACAGTGTTCAGCGTCGGCCCCGGCGCGGGGAGGATCTCCGCCTCACCAGCCTCGACGGCGGCCAGGGCCTCATCATAGTGGCGGTTTCCGGGATCTTTGGGGATACTCATACCGTCCAGAGTCAAGCAGTCCCCATCGTCGATATATTGGAGCATATTACAGCCTCGCGTCGGCCACGTAATGGGCCTGATAGACGTTGCTTAGTGCGTAGCTTCCGCCTGAAATACGATTGAATCCGTTGTCCGCTATATCCACAGCAGTCGCTGCAATCTCTGTCGACGGCGCATACCTGGTTCCACATTTTGACAACGATCCCGTCTGCGGATGATACAAGGACACAGTAGGGGCCGCACGCATTTTGGAGGGGAATCCGGACTGCGCATAGGCATAGCCGCCGTCCGACGTGTTGACGTCGAATTTGAGCGTCCCGCCCCATGTTGCCGCTGTCCCGGGCACTACGCCCGCCGGGTAGCTCGTTTGGAAATAGCGGGCCACGCGCGCGGCTGCGGCCGCCGGATGTAGCGCACGAAATGGTGTAGCCTGCCCCCCGAATTCCAGTTTGACCTGGGCAAGATCGAACGATCCGGATTGCTGGCCTAGGTTTGCAGATCGCGCAGCATAGTTTGTTCCTGCGTCGAAATAGAAATAGATGTGCAGCGCGTCCGCCCCGGATGTGCCGATGGTTTTCCCGGCAATGCTCGGGACGTCGATGATCAGCGTCTTTTTTTGCCACGCTGTCGTGAGCGCAACGATCTGCGCGCTGATCCCGTTGACCTCTGCACTGCCGCCCGAGCCAAACGTCTGGACGGCTTCCACGGCGATATTTCGCGCCGCGTCGGCCTTGCCACGCAAGGACAGCGTCAGGCGACGCCCGGCGGTATGATGGACGCCCTCGATTTTCTGGCCTTTGCAAACCAGGTTCGCGGCCCCGGCAGTAGATGTGACGACGGCGCGAGAAAAATATCGCGCGGGCGCGTCCCATGCGTCCGTGTCGCCCGGAGCAAACGCTTGGCGCGAGGCGACTTTTGACGATCCGGCGTGCGCGTTCAGCCACATCGTGTCGGCGCCGTAGCCGTTGGCAGTGGATGACACACCTTCGACCCAGAAGTCGAAATTGCCGTCCACAAGCAGATTTTCCCCCGGCTTGGCCGCCAGCCACGAGACGTCAAGGAGGCCGTCCGTGCCGCCGCAGGGTATTTTGTTCGCGGCGGCCGCGAGTGACCCGGGCAGCCGGGCTAGCGCCACCGGGCCGTTGACGGCCGCGTCAAACAACACGCGCGGAAACGCGAGGGCGAATTCGCGGCGAAACCAGCTTCTAAAATCCATTGCGCATGACCTCCCGACCGACATGCACCACGCCGTTGATAATCATTCTTGCCACGTCCACCCCTCCGGCTGGCCGATGACCGCAAGGGACGAGGCCCGGACCGAATCTGCCAGCGCCTCGTCCCTGCACCGGATAGCCACGGCCACGGGCGACACGCTCAGCGGGTTGACCACGGCGAGCGCGTGCCGATGGCTGGCCGCCACGAGGCCGTCGTCGGCCGACGCAAGCCCGAACGGGGATAGCGCCGCAACGGCCTCGCCGATGTTGTCGGCCAGCAGATACACGTCAAACATACCCCACCCCCTATTTTGTCAGCGTGACCACGTCCGCAGCAGTCAGGGCGCGCGGGAAATAGGTCATTTCGGCAATAGTTGAATTCCAGGGATGCCCGGAGGACAGCGCCCCCACGTGCAACGTTGTCAGGTTTTGCGGTACGGTGACGGCCCCGGTCGAAACCACAGCCCCGCCGTTGACGCTCGCAAAACATCCGGACGCGGACCAGGACAGCGCGAGACGAAAATCAGTGTTGTCCTCGATGGTTGCGAGGTTTGCCAGCCCCGTATAGACGCCGCTGTTGTTTAGGTAGCAGGCCACGGTCCGCGACGCGCCACGAACGGCATAGAACCCTTGCGCCCCGCCGTTATGTATGTGAAACGGAATTTGATAGGCCCCGGTTGCCGGAGCACCGCGAGCCGTTCGCGCCCGCAGAAATATCGCCCCCTCGGCAGTGTTCCACTTGATGGCCGAAAGCGGCACCGTCGCCACGTCCGCCGCCCGGGCCACCTGTGACCCCTCGCCAATAATTGGCGATGTCGCCACGATCCCGGCCTCGACCTGGAAATCCCGGACGTCTCCCGAAAAACTGACGGTCAATGTCCCGGCCAGGGCCGTGAATGTGTGCGTGCTGCGCCCCTTTGGCGAGGACGGCAAAAGGGCCTGCGAGACGCCGCCGACAGCCGTTCCGCCGAGCGTCACGGTCCCGGCGCCGGTCCATGAAACGGTGTACGCCTGCGCGGACGTGTTGACGTTCTCAGGCGTCGAGGGCGCGGCCGCGTACAGGTTTAGCCGTGTAGCCGCCGCCTCGATCAGTAGCCCGAGAGCCTGGCCCGACTCCTGGTCATGCGTGACCCGAACGACGTTGGTCGCCACCACGGCCCGGACGCCGAGCACGTCGAACATAGTTGCGCCAGAGGCCCGAGAAAACGCCATACCAGACGGGGCGAATCCAAGGACGTCAAACGGCAGGACCAGCGACGGGGCGACGTCCGGCAGGGCCGGGAGAGGCAGCAGCGCCTCCGGGACAAGTCCGGCCTCATCCAACGGGCACACGGTCGCAATGACCGCCTGCAATCCGGCCAGGGCGGCGTTGACCTGCGCCATGAATGCCGCCGCTCCGGCCGCCGTCTCGGCCACCGCCGCATCCCCCCTGGCGATCAACCCGTCAACCTGTGCAGAATAACCCGCGAGGTCCGTGGCGCCCTGGGCCACCAGGGCGTCCAGATCTGATTTCAGGCTGTCGAGAAGCGGCAGCACGGCCTCGTTGATTCGTTCCAGGCCGTGGTTCTGGATCTGCGCCACGGCCGCAGCCCAATCCACGGACAGCGACTCCAGGGCATGGAGTCGCCGGACCAGCGCCCAGAACCGGGCGTTAAGCTCTGCAGCAGACAGCGCAGTTTTGCCGTCCGCAAACGTATATTTTTCGGTGTCGAGCATGGCGCCTACACCGCCACATCCATGCGTTGCGCGACGTGGTAGCATTTAAGAGCCGTGGAGGTGGAGCCTTCGATGATGATCTGATATGTTGATATTCCGATCCCAGCATTCGGGGTGAAAGTCACCGTCCGACGGATCGTAGTGTCGTCCATGAGTTCGTCAGTAACCGTCCCGGTGTATATCGTCGCCCCGTTTTTCAGCTTGACGGTGCAATTGTGTTTCGTCCCGTCCCAATTCTCTAGACGCAATATCACTTTGATGTCGTCGGATGCGCCGCCCAGCGCGCGCACAGTGCTGATGTGCTTAAACGACAGGCCGGGTCGTGTCGCGCGCAGCTTGCTGCCGCCCAATCCGAGGCACGGCATTACGTCCTGGGAACCATTAAAAACGGCGCGCAGGCGGCACATCGCGGGCAGCCCGAGCAGTGCGTCCGTGGTCCCCCCATCAATAGCAAACCACTCTCCTGTCCCGGACGGTTGGTACTCCAACACAAGCGACGTCGCCTCCGGCTGGATGATCTCGGATAAAATAGAGAAAACCGCGATGCCGTCCGCCAGAGACACCGGCGAGAGGTCGACGACCGTCCTGGGGTTCAGAAAATTCGCATAATACAGTGTCATCATAAGGTCTTTCGTGAAGTCGCCCTGGAAATACTCGCCATCAGTGCTGTAAAAAAGCGTACCCTGACTGTACTTTGTCCCCTCTACCAGCGCTACGCTATGCGCCCCTCCGGTCACGAGCACGAGAGCGTAGCGCCGCCCTGGCTGGAGATAGACGGGTTGCGTGAATTGAAAAACGGTTTCAGTCGGCATGATATTGATATTAGAAGCCGAAACAGTGGCCTTCCCGAGTGTGCGATCCTTGTTCGGCAGGCCGTTGATAGTGTCCATAACGAACAGGGTCACGTCGCCGCCTGCTGCCTTGGATGTAAATTGTAATCCTATTTTTGTAAGCCAGCCATTCTGTGAATTAAGAAACGTTTGCGCGTTTACTGACCCGTTAACAGCGTTAGTTTCGCTGTCTATAACGGTGTATTTCTCTTGCCACGTGTGTATCCACACGTCACGGTACTTGTATATTTCATGCCCAGGCATGGAGGTGTCATGCGCCCACGTCTCACGATATCTGGAATCTCCGAGCGATACCCCGGCCGGAACCACCCCCTCAAAGACATCCTCGACGACCTGGGCCTCGGTCACCTGCTGGTATGATCCGCCGTTGGTGCACCATGCCCATGTCGGCGAATATTCAATGCGGCGTCTGGTTCGTGTGCACTCCCGGACAGTGAGCGTCTGATACTGATACTGCGACAACAAGAGCGCGCCCGCATATCCTGTGGTGGAAAGTCTGGCCACCTCCGTGTGCGCAGGCAAAATCAATCCACTGAAATTCGTTACATTTTCATCGTATGGGTTGAACAGCGCGAGCTGCTGTTCCGTCTCCCCGGCCCACGGGAAGCGCACACCCATTCTGACCAGAGCATGATATTCCGGGTCCGTGGACGCGGACTCATCGAGGACGAGGAAATTATCCGCCTCGTACTCCGTATAGACGGCTGGCAGCCCCACTTTGTCCCGCAGCAAGGCGACCTCGGCCGCGAGCTGCATGACCAAACCTTGCGACGAATTGGCGGCCTGTAGCGCTCTGACCAAAGCCGCCAGGCTGGCGAGGTCGGACAGGATCGAGGCCAACTTCGGTGCTGCGTCATTGATCCACCTCAAGTTGCTTAACGTCTGCTGCCAGACGTCGAACAGCCTCATGAGCTGTTTGTTGTCGGCCACCTCGATCTCCATGATTCCGGACGTGCCGAGCAGCACATGCGCGACGGTCAAATAGCTGGTCGGCGCGTCCGGCTTTTGCGGAGTCGACGATTCGAGGCCCGCCGTGATCTGGATGGCCACGATGCGGGAGGTGGTCATGTAGACACTTTTCGGTTCGGTCTGGCCGGATGCCAAGTCGACCAGGAAATCCCTCGGCTCCTGGTCGGTGTCCGCCTCCTGGCCGATGACCGCGACGTTCAGGTACTTCTGGTCGGCAACGGGGAGAAACGAAAACAGGCTGATCGTCTCGGACTGGTCATGGGAAAAGATGCGGCCGGTCACGCCGTCCCACAGTCTGCCCGCTGCGACATCAATTTCCGTCGCCGAATGCTGCGTGACGCCAAGGCCGACAAACATACGTTCCTTCGTGACGGCGTCTGTGACGAGGTGGGCCATGGATTCGGCCGCATACGATCCGATGTTGTTCAGGTCGACGGCTTGAAGTTCCTGACGATCCCGAAAAATGGGCAATTTTTCCACGGGGTCCCCCTAATTGGTTGCCAGTTCGTACTCGCCGCAGACGGCGGCGCCGCAGGCCAGCGATTCGCTGGCCCGTATCTGTTGTCTGTTTGCCGTAGAGACAAGGACGCGGTCGGACAGGCGCACGGCCAGACGCCCGACCCGGCGCATACGGTCGATCCAGGACCCGGCGTCCAGATCGCAGGTGTGGTGCAGATAGATATGCCTGCCGACGAACTGCGCCCGGCCCGGGGCAGGGCGCAGCATGTCTACGGCCGCCTCGGCGTAGTGCGGGCGGACAGCGCCAAGCCGGAACGCCCCCAAAAAGGTCGATGTCGCGCGACGCGAAAAGGTGACGCGCGACGGATCGAACAGCTTAGTCTGGCGATAAAGACGATCTTTGGCGGTGGATGGGGCGGCGAATGCGCCATTCAAAAAACAGGCGGCAGGCTCGGACCAGGCGTTGGGCCAACGGTGCCCGAGAAAGGCGTGCCAACCGCGCATCCCGGGGCTGGCGACCTGGTCGCAGCCGATCCGGATTGGCGTTAGAGACGGGCGCACGGACAGGGCGTGGCGGCGCTCGATCTCGTCAGAGTATCCTACGGCCAGATCCAGCGTGTACAACCGCGACGCCGCTCCGGTGTCAGCGGCGTAACCCGGGACAAAACGTCCGCAGAACATGGCCCGGCCGACCGAGCCAGGCACGCGCACGACCACGCGCTGGCTGGCCAGTCTGGCCCGCACGTCGCGCTCCGTGACCAGGTTGTCGAGCTTGCTCTCGGCGCCGGTCATCGGGTCGTACAGGGCGACCTGGTCGCCGATGCGCAGGATGGCGTCCGAGACGCCGGGCCAGCAGGCCCCGGCGAAATCACCGACGCACGCCCCCTGCCTCGTGCCCGCGTGGCGATACGGATAAACACGCAGCTCTGGAAAATTGGCTTCCCAGGCCGCCCGCTCGGCGTCGGTCAGGCTGGCGCCGCAATAGGATTTCGTTGGCGGGGCGCAGGACAGCAGGTCCCGGGCCAGGAACGTGCGCAGGTACAGCGACAGACCGTATTTTGTCCCTTTGTACCGGTGAAACTCATAGAAGCGTTTGATCAGGTCGATCTTCTGGGCGCGAGTCGCGACATACTCCCAGCCATCCACATGATAGGCGTAGGCCAGGTGCTCCAGGACAGCATCCAGGCGCGACTCCACCGGGATCATGCGCAACACGTCCAGATCCAGGGCGTCAAAACGGTCGAGCAGGCCGCCTATCGCCTGGCTGGTGTCATCGTTTATTCCTGGCGGGATGATGCGCGGATCAGCCATCGGCCACCCCCGCCACATCGACGGTCACGCCGGTGCAATGCGCCCACTCCGCAGCCGCCAACACCATCAGCCCGGGGGAGAGGACTTCCACGTCATGCACGCCGGTCACGGCGGCGGCGGAAATGACCTGGGCAGGAACGATGTCCCGGCCCAGCCGGGCGGCCCGGCCCGACGCATAGGCCAACAGGGCCTTGTGCGCTGCGCCCGCAACCGTTGCCGCATCGTGTCCGCCCTGGACGGTTACGGCCACATGCACGGCGTAGTCGCGGGAAACGGGCGGCAACACCTTGACCAGGTCGGTCAGGGGCCGGACCTTGTCGCCCAGAAGAAGCGCCGCCACCTGGGCGATCACCTCGCTGCCGGGCAGCCCGTCGGCCATGAGCGGATGCACATGCACCACCCCGGCCGAGGGCGATACCACGGCCACATCCACAATCCCCTGGTGGGCCGAAAGCGCCCAAAAACGGTAGGCATCCACAGGCCCGCACGTCGAAAACGCCTCCGTAGCGATCTGGGTCCGGGTCCGCAGCCGGTCGTCGTCCTCGGCGGCCAGCCCGCCGTAGCTGGTGGTGGTGTTGGCCACGGCGTCCACGTCCAGGCTGTCCACCAGATTGGCGATCTCGCCCGGCAGATAGCCGTTGGCCCCGGTCCCGGGCGTGGCGGCCACGGCCGGGACGGCGACGGACGCCTCCCCGGCGGGCAGCACCACCTGGACCGTGGTGGCGAACGCGATCTTGCCGTTCTTGGTCTGGACCCGGGTTCCGGCCGGGATGGCCACGGCCGCCGGGCGCGGCGGGTCGACCGAAAATAGCAGAGTGGTGCGGGCGGCCGCAGCCGCCAGCCGGGTGACGTCGTAGAAGGCGGCCAGGTGGTCGAGATGCGTGTCTGTGGCGTACGCCAGCAGGTTTTGCTTGGCGGCGGCCTGGATGCCGATGCGCACGAGCATTTCCCGGTAGGCCACCACGTCGATCTCAACGCGCTCGGGCTGGGCCGGATAGAGCGTGCGTCCGGTCATGGCCTCGAACATGGCCACCATTTCGGAGGTCACGGCGGCCGCGTCGCGCTCGACGAACGAGGGCTCTGGCAGGCTAGTCAGGTCGAGTGAACACATACCGCACCTCCGACGTCTGAACTTGCGACCCCAGGGCAGCCACCCAGCGGATGACCAGATACACGTGCTCGGCATCGTAGCTGCTATCGATGCCGACGACCGTGGCCCTGGGCTCCCACCTGGCCAGGGCGTCGGTGCATTCGCGAATGATGTGGGGCAGGGCCTCGTTGGTCGGATGATCCAGGTAGCGCCAGGCGTCGCAGCCGAACTCCGGCCGGTGGACCACGGCCCCCTTGGGCGTGGCCAGCAGGATGCGCATGGCCTGGGCGATGTCGTCGAGCTGCTCGACCACCTCGCCGTAGCCGCCCACGGTGCGGGACCAGTCGGCGGAGCGTATTTCGTTGACGTCGACGACGGGGTTTGTCATGTCATCCTCTTCCGACGGCGGGATGGTGACGTTGTATATCTCTCCACGCGGGTTTCCTTCTGCATGGTGCAGAACTACTCTTCTCGGGATTGCTCACTATACACTTCATCTTCGATGAGATCAGGGACATATTTCCCCGTCACTGTGTTGTTGCACAGCATCACGATAGTCGGGGCGTTCAGGCAGATCATGCGCTCTGACTCGATCACGACATAACCATAGCCCTTGAGCTTTTTCCAATCATCGGCAGGCACGATCTCCGGCGGCTCTTTCGGCAGGCGCTTCTCCTTCACCAGCTTGATGAGCAGGTTCCCTTTGTTGATGCGATGGCGTTGCAGCTTTTTGAGCACGCTTGTTTCAACGCCGCCGCGAATGCTCGCCCGCATCTCGTGCGTCTTTCGGTCGTATTCGACTTCCGTCTTGTCCTCGAATTGCGTGTGGCGCTTGTCCTGGCTCGAAACCGGCGCGGGGTCGGCGGCCGAATAGATGGCCCCCAGGATGACCCCTTCATCATTGTGTGCATCGACCATACAGGCCACATGCTCGCCGGGCTGGGGCAGGTGGTAGTCGCGGTCGCCCGTGGTCTTGCGCTGGATCACGGCCAGCCACCAGGATTCGATGCCCTCGTTGTCCTGGTAGCGCACGCGGGCGCGGCAGTTCGCAGCGTCCACCCGGGTCACGACGCCGAATTTAAGCATTTCCCGCCTCCTCGTAGCCCCGTTTAATCGTGATCTCCGTGGCGTAGCCCTTGCCCTGCTCGATGCTGTGGCGCGACGAGTCGATCAGGTACGTCCCGTCGAAACGGCCGAATCCGGCCAGGGCCACGGTGTTTCCGGCCACCAGCCGCGTGTTGCCCTCGCAGTTGATAGTCCCCTCGTATTTGCCGTCGTTTTGCCGCTCCAGTTCGGCCTCGGCCTGGAGCTTGGCCTGCTGGGCGTTTTCGCAGCGGCGGGTGATTTTGCAGGTGTCTCCGGACGCGGCGCCGGAGGCCTGTGCCCGGTGCGTGTGACAGGTTTTCGTTTTTGGATCGTCGTAGGAGCACTCGCAGTCCTTGTAGGCCTTGAGCGACTGATCCCGCAGACTATAGGACGCCACGCCGCCCACCCGATTGAGCGTCAGGACCGGGGCGGCCTGGCGCAATTTTGCATACTGGCTGAACACCAATTGATCGCCCTTGACGGAAAACACGTGGCCGTAATCGCCCGCCAACCGCTTCACGAACGACAGATCGGTTTCCTGGTTCTGGGTGATCCGATTGAGGCGCACGTCCGGGATGTCGCCGAGCACCCGAAAGCCGTGGCGGCGAGCCACGGTGGTGGCGACCTCGCGTAGACTGGCCCCTTCGTAGGCTTGGGACCGTTTGGTGCGCTGGGCGGGGGTCACGCCGCTGGCCAGGGCCCGGATATGCATCACAGCCTCGGGGCCGGAGATCTCGATCTCCTCGATCTCAAACGACCCGCACGGCATAAGCTGCTCCCCGGCGTAGCCCATGGCCACCACGATGGCGTCGCCCTGGCTCGGGTACCAGGACGTGCGCCACACGCCGGTGGAATCCTCCAGGACCAAGTCCACCTCATCGGACGATCCCGCCACGCTGTCGCTGTAGGTCACCGACTTCACGTAAGACATGATCGCGGACGTCACGTCTTTCCCCGCGATGCTTACCGTCCATTGCGGGGTGCGGACTTTCATCTTTTCCATGGCGGCAGATCCTCGGCCAGGGTGTCGGGGGATTCTATGATGGGGATGAGCAGGCGGATGCCGCCGGTCAGGACCGTGTCGCGGGGCTGGCCGGGGTTGGCGGCCATGATGCGCTCGTAGCCCATGGGGTCGCGATAGTAGCGCCAGGCCAGGAGGTCCCAGCGCTCTCCCTCAGTGGTGACGTGCTCAAGATACGCCGCACTCACCGCCACACGCTCCCGATCAGCGACTGGCCGGACTGAGCGACGGCCTCGCCCGCGCCCGAGGATTCGCCGCCCACCCACTCTTTGAGCTTGAGCGTGGCCGCCAGCTCCATGGCGCGTCCGGCAGGTCCGGTAAAAAGCGTGTCCTCGTTGATGGAGACGATCACGTAGCGCCCGAGATATGTCCCGGTCCCAAGCGACAGAGGCAGGGCCTGGTGCCCGGCGGCGGCGGTCCGGAGCGCCGTCATCACGGTGTCGGGGTCGCAAAAGGAATGGTGCAGGCGGATGGTCCAGTTGCGGTCGCGCAAGGCATCGCCGGTCCATTGCAGCTTAGGCTTGCCCTCGATGACGGCGTGCTCGGCGTAGGTGTGGCCGATGGACAGGTCCGCCGACTCCGGCGCACGCAACAGCTCGAAGCGGATGTCGCCCAGGGTGGCCCACATTTAGTACGCCCTCCGGGCGTTGCGGGCCACGACCTGCTCGATCAGGCGCACAAGCTCATGCTCATGCTGCTTGAGGGCGACCATGATGCCGTCCTTGTCCGCCCCGCCTTTGGCGTTGACGGTATAATTGACGGTCACGTTTCCGCCGCCTGCCTGGCCCCGGCTTCCACGTCCGGACGCGGCAGTCCCGGCCGCCGGACGCGGCGCTGGCGCGGCTGGCGCGCCACCCACGGGCACGGTGCGTCCGAGGTTCCGGGGCATGGCCCTTGCGGCGGGCGGGATCGAATCGGCCATGCCGCCATGCCTGCGCAGGATGGCTTGCAGACGGGGATCTTGCCACTTGGCGTCGCCCATAAGGCTTGAAGCCTTGGCGGCCATTCCGCCGTGCCTGCCCAGGATGGCTTGCAAACGCGGATCCTGCCACTTGGCGTCGCCCATGAGGCTTGTGGCCTTGGCGGCCACAGTGGCCTTGTTCACGGGAGCCATCCCGGCGCCCGCAGCCGCCGTCATGGCCTTGACCAGCGGCCCGGCGTCGACGCCCTCGGCGATGGTCTCGATGAGCCGGACGCGGTGCAGATCCCGCAGCGGCCCAGCCTTGGCGGGTGAGAATGGCCAGTAGGACCGCACCTTCTCGGCGATCCCCTTGACGCCATCCAGCAACTTGCCTGCGGCGGACATCATGCCCTGCCACAACTGCTCGATGATGCCCACGCCAGCCTGAAACATCCGGGCGGGCAGGCTCGTAAACACCGAGAGCAACCGGCCGCCCACCTGGACCACGGCGGAAACCGCGCGGGACACGCCGCTTTGTATGGCCGCCATCCCGCCGGTTATTGCGCTGGACAACGCTGTCCCAATCGAACCGGCCACGGTCTTCAGGTAGTCCCAAAAACGTTGGGTTGCGGCCTTGACCGTGTCCCAATGCCTGACCAGCATGTAGATGCCCACGCCCAGGGCGATGACCGCCGCAATGATCCAGGTGATGGGATTGGCCAATAGCGCCGTAGTGAACGCCCACGCCCCCTTTGCCGCCGCGAGGAAGGCGGTCAGAAGCGTGCGGCCGAGGATGGGACCGAGCCAGACCAGCGCCCGGCCGAGCATGCCGACCCCGCCCGCCACGGCCGAAAACACACCGAGTAACGCGGACACGCCGCTGCCCACGGCTCCGGCCACGATGCCCACGCCGCCCAAAACCACCAGGAGTCCGCCCACGGCCAAGGCGCCCAGCCCCAGCCATTTGACCAGGTCCTTGTTACGGTCGATCCAGGCCATCATGGGGCCGCCGACAAATTCGTTGACCGCCTTCATGTACGGATACAGCGACGTGACCATGGGGCCGCCGAAGGCCGCCCAGAAATTTTCGATGGTGCCGGTCAGGGCCTCCCAGATATTGCGCGCGGATTTGTTAGTCTCTTCAATGCGCTGCATGAGGTCGGCCTGTCGGGCCATGGTGGCCATGGCGTTGTGCAAGCCGCCCACTCCGGCATCCGAGAGCATGGAGGCCACGCGCCCGCCCTCCATGCCGAAAATCTTATTCATGACATTGAGCTTGTCCTGCTCGGTGAGCACCTTGAGCTTTTCCAGTTCCGCCACCATCTTTTCAAGGCCGACGAATTTCCCGGAGGAATCGAAGAAATTCATTTTGATGCCGGCATGCGCCAAGTCCGAATTGATCTCCTGCATGATCTTGGAATTGCGACCGAGCTTTTGCTCCATCATGCCGATGTTGTTGAGCATGGAGGCGAAGTTCGTCCCGAAGACAGACCCTTCCATGCCCTTCTGGCGGGCGATGCCCTGCATGGCCAGGAACATTTTGGTGTTCTCGATACCGGTCAGCTTGAGGTTGTTCAGCGTCGCCCCGGCATACTGCGCGGCGTATTTGACCTCTTCGGGATTGAGTCCAAACGCGAACTTGGCCCGCTGGGTCAGGTCCGCCATCTTGGTCAATTCGTTTTCAGCCAGCCCGAAGGCCTCCCGGAACTTGGCGACCATCTCCGCCGCCCCGGCCTGGGGTATTTTCAAGATGACGCCCAGGTACGCCGCCGCCTTGAGCCCGCCGTTCACCACGGTCTCAAGCGACGTGCCATTCTCAATGAGCGCCCGGGCGGAGTTGACGAAATCCGCCGTGGTTCCGGGCAGGATGTTGCCCAGTTCCACGGCTTGGCGGTTGATCTCCGCGAACTGCGGCGGAATGCGCCCCAGGTTGTCCATCATGGCCACGCGCAGGTTCGTCGAGGCCTCGTCCAGGTTGGCGAAGGCGGCGATGGGCGTTTGCAGGGCACTCACGATGCCGTGCCCCATCAGGCTGGCCTTGGTCCCCATCTCGGTCATTTTGGCCGAGACCTGGGACACGCTCTGCTGCAAACGGGCGAAGCCCTGGGCCGCCTTGTCGGTCGCGCCGCCTATGACGCCGCTCATCTTGTCGATGGCAGTCAGCACGATGCCGAGTTGCAGCAGTCCGTTCACGAGATTCTCCAGGCGGCGGGGGCGGCCTTTCGCCGCCCCGTCATTCTGTCCTGTTCATGTCGTTGTGGTACTCCACGGCCTCCCGGCACCAGCGGGCCAGATCGGCCGCGTCCATGGCCATCAATTCGCCGTGGCTCCAGCCGGTCACGGCTGCGAGGTGCAGGACGGAGCGGGCGTCGACGGCAAAAAATCGCCGCCGGTCAGCTCCCCGGTCTTGACGTTTAAAAGCATGACGTCGCCGAGCGGCATCTCCAGGATGTCCTCGAGCACACGCCGTTTGCCGTCGAACGTGCACAGACTGGCGATCAGGCCGTACATGACCAGATGCGTGTCGGTCCCGGCGGCGCGCTGGGCGGCCAGCAGGTCGCGGCCCTTGCCCGGGCGCATGACCACCCGCACGCCCGACGGCAGCAGGAAACCCTCGTCCTTTGGCGGCAAGGACGCGCAGGCGTCGTCGATCTCCTGGAGGTGTTCTTCCAGGCCCGTGGCCACGGCCTCGGCCAGGCTTTCGGCGACGGGTGGCTGGGGCGCGGCGGCCGGGTCGATGCTGTTCGGATCGCTCATGGATTTCTCCCGTGGGTTTGGGGTTATCCGCCGATGTTCTGGCGGTAGGTGGCCAGGAGGTCGACGCCATCCACCTTGAGGATGTTGGACAGGGCGTCGATCTCGTAAAGCTCCCGGCCGTCCGAAACGCACTTCACGTAGCTGCAGGAAAACTTGGACGGAAATTCGGCCGGATTCTGGGGTTTGTAGTCGCCAAAGCTCACCTCTTTGAACTGGCCGCGCAGGTGCACCACCAGGGGCGCTTCGGCGATGAGTCCGGAATCGTCCCAGGTCTGGAGCGACCCGCGAACCTGCAGTGCCACAGCCTTGAAGGGGTTGGCGACCGTCGGCAGCACGTCCGGGTAAAAGCTGGCCCATTTGAAGTCCGCCTCCATCTTGTCGATGCCCGACGGCAGTTCGACCTTGGCGATCATTCCCAGGGCCTTGTGTTCGCTCATGACGTTTTTGACCGCCGGGACCTTGGCCTCTTCGCACCGACCAAGCTGCGAATCGCCATTCAAGTAGACGTTGCAGTTCGTCAGGCGGTTGATCTGGATCGGGGTGGGCATGCGGTCTCCTTATGAGGACGTCGTGGCCACGGTGTTGGCCGAGGCGTTGAGCTGGGACAGGTAGTTGATGTTCACGCGGCTCTCGAATGTGATGCGTTCGGCCGGGGGCGGCGGCATGAAGTCGTAGCTGAACGTGATGTGCCCGGCGGCCAGCTCCGTGGCCTCGTTGAGGCTCTTGTCGTACCAGCAGCGGCCGTCCAGGATGGCCCCGCGCGCCACGAGGGTACGCATAAAGCTGTTCACGCTTTCTGTGACGGCGTCGATGAAGGCGTTGGTGATGGGCCGGTCCAGGAACTGGAGCATGCTGTATTCGATGGACTCGGCGATCACGTCGGCAACACGACGGACATTGATGAACTGCTTGGGTCCGGTGACCGAGGGCCAGGCGGCGGAGCGGTTGCCCCAGGTGCGCAGCCCCGTGGCGTAGGCGTTGAAGATGGTGGTGATGCCCACCTCGTTTAAGAGGTTGCACTCGGAGTTGGCGTCGTTGATCCCGGCCGTGAGCCGTATCTCCATGCCGACGATGCCCTGTATCTCTGTGTTGGACGGACTCCACCAATACCCCTTGTCCATGTCCTTGGCGGCCAGCACCCCGGCCAGACGCGCCGACAACGGTTGCAGCCGGGTGGTGTCGGTGGACGTATCGTAGACCTTGCAGTGGGGGTAGCACAGCACGGCCCTGGGACTCGACGTGCCAAAGTTGATAGCGCCAAGGGGACCACGCCCGGCCAGCGCCTGCTGGAAGGTGACGCCCACGGGCGCGTCCACCATGGAGATGGCCCGCATAGCCTCGGCCAAAACGATCAATTCCGACGTCACGGACGTCAGCGGCGAATAGCCCGGCGCCACCAGGATCTTCGGCCAGAAGCCGTACAGGTTGAAGCAATCCTTGAACGCCTGCATGCCGAGCCGCTCTCCGGCCACGTCGGTCCAGCCGATGATTTCCGACGGCAACACCTTCGACGGATCGGCATAGGTGAAGCCCACCTTGACCGCCGCGCCCTTGGCGATGCTCCCGGCGGCCAGCCTGGTCACGACGCCCTCGACGGGCTCGACGGTGTAGTCCGTGCCGAGGACGTAGGTGGTTGCGCCATCGTGGGACTTGACCACCACGTCGGAGACGCCGGGAGCGCCCAAAAGCAGCGTGTCGTCGTCGGCGAACAGGGCGTCGCCCAGCGGCCACTGCGAGGTGTGGCTGTTGGTGTAGGCGTAACTGACGGACACCGTGGCCAGGGCCGGGATGGATCCCTCGGCCAGCCGGGTGATGACGCCCGTGGCCGGGTTGACTGAATAGTCCGTGCCGGAGATGAAGGTGTGCGTCCTGGCCTGGTTTTTGACGATGACCCCGGAGATGTCCTCGCGGTCCAGGGTGATGGTCCCGGCCGCCCCGAAGGTCATTTCCTCGGCCGGGACATCGATGACCCGCTCGCCCCCCTCGGGGTCGAAGACGTTGATGACCACCACCGCGCCGTAGCCCGAGCCGTTGACCTGCTGGTCGCGGATGGCGTCCAGGGCCTGCGGGATGGTGTAGCCCTCCCGGGCCGTGCCAAAGTATTTGGCGGCGGACTGGTCGTTGAGGATCAGGATCGGCTCGCCTACGGTGCGATAGGCCGGGTCGACTTCAAATACCGGCGCGGTGCCGACAAGTCCGATGACGGCCGTTTTCACCAGCCTGATGGGCACGGGCCCGTCGTCGATTTCGACGGTCTCGACGCCGTGAAGGAAGTTCGCGGGCATCTGTTATTCCCCCGTGGGTTTGGTGTTGGCGACGGAAGCGACTGTCGGGGAGGGCTGGGCGGCAGAGGCCGTCCCGGAGGGCGAAGACTCCGCTTTCACGACCGAGGCGGCGGGTGGCGTGACGGCCGGAATGATCGGCGCGGCCGGGGCCGCAGGGCTGGCCACAGGCGTCAGGTGGCCCCGGGCCACGAGCGCTTGGACGTAGGCGTTGTCCTCGGGCAGGGCGATGTCCCGGCCCGGAAAAAGCCGCACCTGACGGCCTTTGGGGAAAGCGTCGTCGGGCAGGGTCACAGCCGAAAGAGGGCCGCTGTAGCGGTAGGTCTTGTCCATGTCATTTCTCCACGATGATGGGGGCGGGGTCGATGCCGCCCGCAACCACGATTTTGGCGGCGGCCAGGGCGTAGGCCACGTCATCCGGGAATTGCGCCTGGGAGACCCAGGGCACGTCCGCCGCGTACACGGCCAGGTAGGTCCACACGCCGCTTGACACATCCTCGAACTGTTCGCGGGCCGGATAGAATCTGGCGCCACGGATGGCGTGACCAGCCAAGACGGTGCGGACAGCGTCCAACACGGCATAGGCCCCGGCGTGGTCGCGCAGGGAGCGCATCTTGACCACCAGTTGAAACTCCAGGCGGCGTTTTTGCTCCGTTCCGGCCAGCACGAACGGCTCGGGGAGACGGCTGCCGGAATACCCCACCAGCACCACGCCGTGGGGATGCGTCAGCCGGTATGCCTCGGGCTTGTCCGGAAATGCCTCGACCCTGACGTCCGGAAGCGCCTCGGCCAGGACGGCCACCATGTCCCGCTCGATCTCCGCGATCATCAGAACCGCTCCAGGATGTCGTCGCCGAATTCCCGGCGATGTCCGTTGACCCGCACCCCGGAGGCGTGCGGCGCGGGATCTGGCTGCCCGGCGGCCACCCCCAGGGTGACGTGCCCGGCCTGAATTTCGCGCAGGAGCCGAAGCGCCCGATCATGGGCCTTCTCCAGGTTTTTCGGAGGCTCGCCGTCGGCCTCGGGCCGCCGTCCCCACAGGTCATAGGCGACCAGGTCGGCCGCGATCTCGCGCACCAGGCCCGGGACGGGGTCGAGCGGCAGCTCGTAGCGGTCACGCAGATACCCGTCCACGATCTCCCCGGCCGCTGCGATGGCGGCGTCCAGCACGGCGGCGTCCACGGCCTCGGGCGGCACGCGGTCGTCGGTCAGCTCGACAAGCCGGTCATGGGTGAGCCGCCGCGTAAGGTCCGCCTGCGCGCAATAGGCCATTACTTCGCCACCTTGGCCTTGCCGGTTTCGGCGGCGGGCGCGGCCTCGGAAGCGGACGCGGCGTTGCCGACTTCGGGAGCCTCGGGCTCCGGCTCCTTGGGCGCGGCCGGGGCGGACGCAGCTTCGAGGCTGTAGACCCTGGCCGCACCGGAGGCGATCAGGGCCTGCTCGACGGCATCGGGCAGTCCACTGACGATCTCGTAGGCCGGGATCCGTGTGCCGTCGTGCAGCACGGTGTTCAGCATCTGGATTGTCATGACGCCTCCTTACGCGACCACGTTTTGCAGGAAGTAGCCGCAGTCCGGGCAGGTGATCAGCTCGCACACGGATTCACCGGCGCGCACCATCTCGCCGCCGTACAGGCCGATGTTCTTGTCTTCCCACGCCCCGGCGATGGGCTGGCCGAAGGGCACGGTCATGCCGAAGGTCACGTCGCGCTGGGGCGCGGCCTGCTTGTTGCGGTAGGTGAGCGCGATGTGCTTGCCCCACGTCCTGGAAAGGTTCATCGGCTGTCCCTTCCTGGCCGTATTCACGAAGGACTCTCCGACCAGGATCTCTTCCAGCTCGAAGAGGTCGGCCACGTCCTGGCGGCGGGCGATGCCCGATTCGCCCGCATTGCGCAGGCAGGCGGACACGATCTTGGGATGCCGGGCCAGCTTCGACCAGGCCGAGCGGCCGATGGTCATGGTGTTGGGGCGCACGATGCAGGAATCCAGGGCGTCGGAGATGACGCCGACGGGATCGGAGGCACTGTCCGAAAACTGGCTCGCTCCGGACAGGGTGACTTTGTTCCCGGCCGGATAGGTGGCCGGATTGAACACCAGGCTGGCCACGCGCACCTCGCGGTCCAGGGCCAGCAGGTTCATGATGTATTCCGTGGCCGTGGCCCTGGGATCGATGCCCGGAGGGGCGTTGGCGATGTCCTTGGCCGGGATCCCGTCCTCCAGGCCGTAATCCTGGGTGGAGCCGGTCTTCTCTTCGGCGGTGAACTCGATCTGGTTGACCTTGCTGCGACGTCCGACCTTGGTGTCGGGCACGGTGAAGCCCTGGGCCAGATTGTAGGCGAAGTAGATGAACTCCTCGGTGCTCACCGGTGTGACCCGGGGCAGCACCAGGTCCGCGATCATCGTCCGGTTGCGGTAGGCGATGGCGACGGCCATCAATTCCGGGATGATCGGAAAAGGCGCTTTGCGGCCCATAAAACCTCCTTAGCCCTGAATCCGGTTCAGGGTGATGAGCATGTCGATGATGTCGCCGGAAACGCCGCTCGACAGCGTCATGCCCGCGATCCGGGCGTTGACCCCGGCGGCCGGGGCGGCGGAGACCGCCACGCCCAGGGCGCCCGCCGTCAGGAAGTCGCCATAGGTCACGGCCCCGCCGAGCTTGATTTCGGCGATGCCGGTATGGATCACGTCCACGCGGTCGCCGTCCGCCGCATCCAGGCGTTCGGACACGCCGATGATGGCGTCGGTGGCGGCCGTGGCCACGGCCACAGTTCCCTCGGCCGATCCGGCCTTGACGATGGCCCGGGCCGGGATGTCCCCATCCGCCACGTAGGTTTTGGTCAGTCCGGGATTCATTTCTTCGCGCCCTCCTGGTGTTCGCGCAGCACCTCGGCCTGCGCCTCGGCAAAGGACATGAAGCGTCCGGCCTTGTCGGCCTCGGCCACCTTGTCGCGGATCTTCACGGCTAGACTCCCGGCGTCGAGGTCGCCCGGCTTCCCGGCGGCGCGGCCATGGGTGGCCCGTTCGCCGAACTCGACCTGGACCGGCAGGCTTTCCAGGAAGGCTTTGAACGCTTCGGCCACCGGCTTTTGAACGGTCTTGCCGCCCTCCTCGAAGTCCACGGTCCCGGCCGCGTCGAGCTTTTCCATGAAGTGCATGGCCAGCCCCTGCTGGTAGCTGGTGAGGCGGCCATCGAAGGCAAGGCGCTCGCAGAAGGCCGCGATCTCGGCCCGGCGGCCGGTGGCCACGGTGGCGTCCACGCGGCTGGCCAGGGCGGTGTTGGCCGCCTTGAGGTCCGCGATCTCCTTGTCCTTGGCGGTCTGCGCCTCGGAAAACTCGGCCACCTTGGCGGTCAGGGCCGCCACCTGGACGGCCAGATTGTCGCCCCCCATGGGTTCCTCCTTGTTGGCGGCCGGGGTGGCGGCCGGTTTGCCGGTTCGTCCCGGCCCGGCGAGTCCCAGGAAGGCCTCGGCGAAGCGGGTGAACAGGGATTTCTCGACGTCCGGAGCGGACTCTTCGCCGAACTCGAAGGTCCGCGCCTCGCCCTCGGCGAAAGCCACGTCCTTGAGGCCCTTGACGGCCGGGGGCGTCGCCCCCAGGAAGCCCACATGGCGCAAGGAACCGTCGGGATAGAGGCTGATCGAACGCTTCTTGAAGCGCCCGACCTTGACCAGGTCGGCGAATTCCGGCGCGACGTCCTTGAAGTCGGCCAAAAGCGTGCCGCCCTCGCGGTAGACGCGCTCCACCCAGCCGTAGGCCGGGGCGTTGTCCTTGGGATGTCCGACGACCAGCGGGGCCTCATGCCGGGCCGGGTCGTAGGCGGCGATCCTGTCCAGATCGGCCTCGGCAAACGTGTGTTTCCGGCCGCTGCTGTCCACGTGGTCGCCCGCGCGGAACACCTCGACGCGCTTGAAAAGATCCATCTAGTCGGCCTCCTTGCTGTAGGGGGCGAGCCGCCAGGGCGCGGGCAGACGCGCCCGCAGCCCGCCCGGGGAAATGACGTGGTCCTGGGGAGGGATGACGCCGAATTTCGCCAGGACGTATGCCGCCGTCTGGGAGCAGACCGGGCGGCGCATGACGTTGCGGACCCTTCGCCAAGACAGGGCGAAAAGCGTCCTGTAGCCGTAGCGCATGCGCGAACCGCACATCTTGAGCGCCGTGGCCTTGATGCCGTCGGCCACGTCGGCGGCCACCGGGATGGGATGGATGAGGATGTCGCCGTCGTAGTCGTCGAAGCGATCAGAGGCCCGGTTAGGCTCCACCCCAAGCTCCATGGCTTCCACCAGCATGATGGAGCCGTAGAGGTTGAGACCAAGGCTGGTGTGTGAGCCGCCGGGCGCGAAACGCCGGATGGCCCGGGACAGAAGCGATGCCCCCACCCAGGTGACCACGAACACGTCCAGGCCGGGCCGCAAGCGCTCGTAGGGGATCACGCCCAGTTCGGCGGGGTACGTCGTCACGGGGCGACCTTCGGCCAGCCGGGACGGACCGGAGAGCCGTCATCCAGGACAGCCTGGATGCCCTGCCCGCACAGCCACGGCCCAAGCAGCACCCCCAGCCCCACGCCGAAAAGCAGCGCCACCAGGAAGATGGCCACAAGCCAGGGCTTACGCATGGGGGCCTTCCTTTTTAGCGCTGTCCACCCCGGCCTGGGCCGCCACGTACACGGCCGCCAGGGCCGCCATCGCCACCTGCGCGGCCGGAGGCAGGGCCAGCCCCAGGGGCGTCTGGGCCAGCAACGAGCCCAACGTGCCCACCGTCACCCAGAGCTTGCGGCTCTTGATCCGGCTCCCGGCCTTGGCGAGGACCGGCGCGGCCAGCGGGGCGGCGATCCGGCCCAGGGCCGCGCCAATCTCGGAGGGCGTGGACGGAGCCGCCGGGGCGACGGCCACGGCGGGGGACGTGGGCGTCTTGCCGGACAGGGCCGCGCCCACGCCTTCGGCCACGGCGGCCAGAAATTCCGGGGTCATCGGGACGCCCGGCGTCGTCTGCCTGGTCTCGGAGTCGCTCATCTAGGCCTCCTGTTCCGGCCATCCGCCGCCCGGAATGAGCGCCAGAATCTTGGCCGGGTAGTCGTTTACGACGTTGTGGGCGTTGCCAGGGCCGCCGTTGTAGGCCCGGCAGACCACCTGCCAGCCGCCGTCGGAAAGGTATCTGTCCGCCAACCGGCGCAGGTAGAGACAGCCCCACTCCAGACCGACCTCCGGCACGCACAATTCCGGGAACCAGCCGCGAAACCCCTGGCAGCGGGCCGTCTCGCCCATGATCTGCACCAGGCCCCAGCTTGTGGCCCGGCCGATCCGCTCGGTGTCCCAGGAGCAATGCGACGGCCGGAAATTCGGCGTCTTGCCCTTGATGTAGCGGTCATAAAAGCCCGGCTCGTAGCGGACGGCATGCGTGACGCCCCCCACCGATTCGTGCCGAACCATGGCCAGGACGAGCTGCACGGGCAGCCTGTGCCGTCTGGCGGCGGCCTCGATCAGGACTTCCAGTTCCGGAGTGATGTGGTCTTCGGGCATCCGCGCCTCCTTGCAGCGCCGGATACCTCCGGCGCACGAGATGCGCGGAACATAGCGGGACGGGGCGGCGGTATCTTGTGCAGCGTGCAGCGGACAAAAAAGAAGCCCGCCTATAGAGCGGGCCTGGATAGAGAGAGACTTGCAACAGGGAGGGTCATGTGGCCGAAAGCGCGACGTTTCTCAAACTCATCGAGAGCATCGGGTTCCCGGCGCTCATCTTCGCGGTCTGGTACCTGTATCACCGCTCACAGGTCAAGGCCTGGGAATCGAGAGAAGCATCTCAAAGCACCGCCTGGGGGGAGCAGATGCGGGCCATGGCCGCGAGAGAGGAGCGGGTCTTCGGCTTGCTGACCGGCCAGCTTGAGGCCTTGCAGTGCCTCGTGGCCCAGGCCGCCCGCATGGAATCCAAAATCGACGGCAACCAGTGGTGCCCGCTGGTCAAGAAGGAGATGCGCCATGCGGGATGAGATCCTGCGCGCCAAGGGCCGCCTGGCCGAGGCCAGGCGCAGGCGCGGCGAGCTGTCGCTGGAAGGCAAGGGGCTGGTCTTTCTTTTGCGCGAATGCCTCGACCCCCACGAGCCCGACCTGGCGCGACTTCGCGTCCCCGAGGCCGGGGCCAACATGACGCGGCTCGTGGCCGTCCACGCCGAACTGCGCGACCTCGACGTCCGGATCGCCGAGCTGACGGAGGCTCTGGGCGATGGCTAAGGGGCAGTTCCACGGTCTAGAGGCCGAGCGTCTCTACGTCATCGAACAATGCACCCTGGAGGAGATCGCCGGGCGGCTGGGCGTGTCCGTCCGCACCATCCAGAACTGGAAGGGCAAGGGCGACTGGGACGTCAAGCGCCGGGCCTATCTGGCCAGCCGCCGTAGTTTTCACGAGGAGCTGTACGAGTTCGGCAAGGATCTTCTGACGAAGATCCGCGCCGACATGGCCGAAGGCAAGGACATCCCCACCGGCCAACTCTATGCCCTGCTGCGGCTGCTACCCAACCTGGTCAAGGTCAAGGACTACGAGGCGGTAGCCGGGGTCGTTGTCGAAGAAAGAAAGGCCACCCCGGAAGAAACCGCCAGGGACGTCAAGGATCTCCTCTCCACGGTCTATGGGATCGATTTCGATGGCGACGACCGGCCATAACTTTGAAAAGCTCTACGGGCAGGACCGTGACACCAGGGAACGCCTCAAGGCCACCCTGGGCATCATGCTGCCGTACCAGCGCCGCTTCGTCGACGACAAGGCGGCGGGCATCGACTGGGAGGCCACGCGGCAGGGCGGCAAATCCTTCGCCCTGACCTTCAAGGCCGTCACGGAGACCGCGCTGTCGCCGCGACCCATCGAATCCGTATACGGATCGGCCAGCGCCCGGCAGGTCTTTCGATCCGGACGGGAGATGCGGCGGCACATCAAGGCCATCTCGCTTCTGACCGAGGGCAGGCTGGTTCCGGACAAAAACAACGCCTGGCTGATCCAGTTCCCCGGCGACCGATTCCTGAACCTCGTGCCGTCCAACCCCGATACCATCCCCGGATTTTCCGGCAACGTCTACCTGGACGAGTTCGCCCTGCACAAGGACGATTGGGGCATTTGGCGCGCGGCCGTGCCCGCCATCACGCGCGGTTACGGGGTCCGCGTCGCTTCGACCCATCGCGGCAGGAAGACCAAGTTTTTCGAGCTGACCCGCAACAAGGCCTATTCGCACCACCGGACCACCATCCACGAAGCCATCCGGGAGGGCCTGATCCTCAAAGACGAGGGCGGCCGCATCCGCACCGTGGACAGCCTGCGCGATCTGGTGGCCGACCCCATGGTCTGGCTCGAAGAATACGAACTGGACCCCCAGGACGACGCCACTGCCTGGCTGACCTGGGAACTCCTCCGGGCCGCCGAGGACGAATACGTCGACCCGTCTCCGGAATGGGCGTCCAGGCTGGTGCATCAGGCTGTCAAGGCCCGCAAGCATTACAAGCTCGCCAAGGCCGATCCGCCCTGGTGGCAGGCCAAGGCCCGGGAACTGACCGCACATCTGGCGGAGGGCGGCGACCCCCTCGACCTGGGCATGGACATCGGCCGCACCCGGGATCTGTCCGTGATCTGGCTGCTGCGACGCGGCGAACTGGCCCGCTTCACCGTGGCCGTCATCACCATGGCGCGCACGCCGTTTCGCGTGCAGCGCTACGTGCTGCATGCGCTTTTGCCCTACGTGCTGCGTTCCGGCGGCCGGGCCTGCATCGACCAGGGCGGCATCGGCCGCCAGTTGGCCGAAGACGCCCGCGACCTCTTCGGCTCGCGCGTCGAAGGAGTCGACTTCACCAACGCCCACAAGGAGGCCCTGGCCGTGGGCCTCAAAGACGTCCTGGAGGACCACGGCTTCCTGATCCCCATCGATCCGGAGGTGTCCCGGTCGCTGCACAGCGTGCAAAAGGTCAAGACCTCCACGGGCCTGCCCCGTTTCGACGCCGACCGCAGCGACGCCACCGGCCACGCAGACCATTTCTGGGCCGCCGCCCTGGCCGTGCATGCCGGGGAGTCCTTCGCCACGGGACTGTCCGAAGACAACATCGTCTCTCGCGGCCGCCGCGAGGCTGGCGACCTGCTCGACAAATTCTAGGCCGTTTGCGGCGCGGCAGGCCGCCCCGGCGATGCGTCGGCCACATCGCACGGCAGGACGAAAATTGAACGGCTTTTGAACGCCGCAAACCCCATGCCCGGAGGTCACCCCCCATGCGCCAGGTCGGCATCTGGACCAGCCCCTCGGAATTTCGCCCGCTAGACCGGGGCCCCGGCACGCTCTTCGAGGAACTGGCAACCCGTGACCGCTCCCCGGATTTCTTCTCCATCGCCATGTCCCTGCCCGATCCGGACCCGGTTCTGCGCAAGCTCGGCAAGGACATCCGGGTCTACAAGGAGCTTTTGGCCGACTCCCGGGTGGGGCCGTGCGTGGAATCGCGCAAGGCGGCCGTGGTGTCCCTGGAGTGGGCCGTCAGCCGGGGAAACGCCCCTGCGGCCCAGGCCAAGTTCGTGGCCACATGCCTGTCCCGGCTCAAGGTCGGGGCCATCATCCGCGAGATCCTAAACGCGCCCCTTTTCGGCATGGCCCCCCTGGAAGTCGTCTGGCGGCGCGACGGCACAGCCACCGTACCGGACAAGGTGGTGGGCAAGCCGGTCGAGTGGTTCACGTTCGATCCTGAGAACACCCTGCGCCTGCGCACCAAGTCCAATCTGCTCCGGGGCGAGCTTCTCCCGGAGCGGAAGTTCCTCGTGCCGCGATACAACGCCACCTACGACAACCCCTACGGTGAGCGGGTGCTGTCGCGCTGTTTCTGGCCCGTGGCGTTCAAAAAGGGCGGCCTCAAGTTCTGGCTGCGGTTCATCGAGAAATTCGGGTCGCCGTGGATCATCGGCAAGCACCCCGCACAGGCCGACAAGGGCGCGATCCGCGACCTGGCCGACGCCCTGGAGCAGGCCGTCCAGGATGCCGTGATGGTGATCCCGGAAGGGACCAACGCCGAAATCGTCGAAGCGGCGGGCAAGGCCGGATCGTCATCACTCTACAAAGACCTCAAAACCACCTGCGACGAGGACATTGCCATCTGCATCCTGGGTCAGAACCTGACCACCAGCGTATCCGGCGGCTCCCGGGCGGCGGCCGAGGTCCACGAGCGGGTTCGCGGCGAGATCAAGGACGGCGACAAGAAGATCGTGGCCGAGACCATGGCCACGCTCATCGACTGGATCTGCGAGCTGAACTTCGGCCCAGGAGGCGGACGGCCGGTTTTCGAGATGTTTGAGGAAGAGGAGGTCGACCAGGCCCTGGCCACCCGGGACAAGACCCTCTCCGACACCGGCCAGGTGAAGTTCACCAAAAAATACCTCATGCGGGCCTACGACTTGGCCGAGGATGATTTCGAGGTCGTGGAGGGAGACGAGGGCAAGGCGAAAGCTGCGGCGGCGGAGTTCCGGGAAGGCACGGCCGACGCGGACGGCGTTGATCTGCCGCCGGAGATGCTCCAGGGCATCGCCGGGAAGCTGCTCGCGCCGGTCATCGATCTGGTGGAGTCGGCCGGGTCGGTGGAGGCCATCGCCGAACGGCTGCACGGCGTCTATCCCGATATGGACGATGCGACCTTCGAGGATTTGCTCACCCGGGCCATCTTCATCTCCGCCGTCTGGGGGCGGCTGTCGGCCAAGGCCGACGCCAGATAGGCCATGCCTGACGCCCCCGACCTGTCCTTCGCCCTGGGCCTGCCGCCCGAACGGGCCATCAGCTACTTCAAGGCCAAGGGCTATGAGGTCGCCTTCGACTGGCACGAGATGCTGGCCGACGCCCACGCCCGGGCCTTTACCGTGGCCAAGGCCACCCGACTGGACATCCTCGCGGATATCCGGGGCGCCGTGCAAAAGGCCCTCGATACCGGCACGACGCTGCGCCAGTTCCAGAAGGATCTGACGCCGCTGCTCCAATCCAAGGGCTGGTGGGGCAAAAAAGAGATCGTTGACCCACGCACCGGCGAGGTGCGCCGGGCCCAGCTCGGCAGCCCGTGGCGGCTGAAGACCATCTACGAGACGAATCTGGCCACGGCGTATGCCGCAGGCCGCTACCGTGAACAGATCGAGAACGCCGAGGCCCAGCCGTACTGGATGTACGTGGCCGTGATGGACTCCCGGACCCGGCCCGGACATGCGGCCTTAAACGGCAAGACCCTGCGCCACGACGATCCGTTCTGGTCCTCGTTTTATCCGCCCAACGGCTGGAACTGCCGCTGCCGGGTGCGCGCCCTGACCCCCGAGCGCGTGCGCCGCAAGGGCACCAAGGTCGAGACCTCGGACGGGCTTGTCAGCCACGAGGACGTGGCCGTGGCCCGCGACGGCCGCACGGCCCGCATGGCGATCTACAGCAACCCCAAGACCGGCCTCCGCGTGCAGACGGACCCGGGCTGGGCGCACAACCCGGGCAAGTCCTGGCCCCTGACCGACCGCAACGGGAGGTTGCCGGATTGCACGGCCAGCTTCGCCGAAGGGGCGGAGAAATGCGTCAAGATGCTGATGGGGCAAAAGGACTGGAAGGCTTACGGCCGCCCGGACCTGCGCACCGTGCCGGAGGGGCAGCGTCAACCCGCGCCCGGGTTGTTGCCCGCAGGTAAGACCCGGCCGGAGGCCGAGGCGATCCTGGCCCGGGCGCTGGGGCTGGACAAGCGACCCTTGATCGAGGTGGCCACGCCCATCGAGCGCGTTTATCTCAAACGCGAGCTGCTGGCCCACTTGGTCGAAAAGCCCGAGAACGCCCGTGAGCGGTACGCCAATTTCATCCTGCCCACGCTGCAACGCCCGTTCGAGATCTACCGAACCGAATACGAGGACGGCTTCCGGGACCGCTACGTCGGCTTGTTCACGGGAAAGTACAATCTGTTGACCGTGGCCAGGATCAACAAGGACGGCAGTGTGCTCTGGAACGTCATGAACGTCGAGGACAAGCGGATGAACAAGCAGCGCGTGGGGGAATTGCTGTACCCGAAGAAATGAAAAAACCGGCGGAGCGTCTCACCCTCGTGGAGTCACGGGCTGCACGACGGTCCTTCATCCCTTCCTCGCGCCCGAACGCTCTGGGAATCTCGACCCCGCCGGTCTTCGTAAGTCACCTATAATGATCCCGCCCCCCGGAGGCAAGCATCATGTCCGACATGATCACGATCACCATCGACTCCGCACGGTTGACCGCCGCTCTCAAACGGCTGGCGGCCGCCGGACGCGACCTGTCCCCGGCCATGCGCATGGCGGCGGGTATCATGGCCGACAGCGTCGAGGAGAACTTCGAGGCGGAAGGCCGCCCCAAGTGGCAAAGCCTGGCCGCATCCACCCTGCGGCAACGGGCCAAGGAAGGCAGCACCGGGAAAATCCTGCAACGGCGAGGCGACCTGGCCCGGTCCATCACCCGGCACTGCGACGCCACCAGCGCCACCGTCGGCACCAACTCGGTTTATGCCGCCATCCACCAGTTCGGCGGCCAGGCCGGACGCGGCCGCAAGGTGACGATCCCGGCCCGGCCGTTCCTCACCCTGGGCGACGACGACGAAGAGGATATCGTCCAGAGCTTCGCCCGATTCCTGGGGGAGGCGGTGGGGTAGGACGCAAAACGGCCCGCCGGTTTCCCGGCGGGCCGCGTCAGCCTTTGTCCTTAAACGGTCATCCCTTCGGGGGGCAAGGGTCCGACCCGTAGGTTCGTTCCTCGCGGAACTGACCGTTCGTCCCTTGGATACGAACCGACGTGTTGCCGTGGCTGATTCCACGGTCCCGGGCGGTGTCGATGGCGTCCGCCTGGGTGCTGTGGATGCTCGAGACCCGCGACGCGCCTTCGCGCCGGACCGCCCACCCCTGGGGATGGTTCACGACGTACAGATTGTCTTTTTTCGACATGGTTTTGCTCGCTTGTCAGTCAAAAGGATAAAGAAATGGGGCGATCCGCAGATCGCCCCGCCCTCGCCAAAGGTTATCGCCGGACCTTGACGGTCCGCACGATACGCACGATCCGAACGGTGCGCCGAAAACGCACAACACGAATTGTCGGCATGTGACTCTCTCCTTTGGGGGGACAAATCCTTGACAGACTAGCGGGGCAATGTATAATGAGAGTTTGTGAAGGCTCTCACATTATCATCGCCGACCCGGCCAGCAAGGCCCCGTCCGGCCCCCCGTTCGTCGGGGAAATTTGAAAGCCCCTTCAGCGTTCCAGCGCTGTGGGGGTTTTCATTTTTTTACCAATCCAATTATCCGTAAACGCTCACGTACAAACGCTGGGTTAACATTGAAAATACCCGCCAAAGTATAAATTGTTACCCCTTGTCCATAATAATGCTCCATGAGATGCTTCGGCATCAACATGGCTCCCCCCAATGTCCATGCCTGCCACTCCGGGTCAAGATAAGCAGGAATATCATGTCGTTTTGCACGATATAGCTGACTCCCGTCGGCAAGGATGGATTTGAAGAAGCTCAACACCGGGATATGCAGAACGCAGTGTGCGCTCTCATGGGCAACTGTTGACCGGAACAATCTGTGGCCATTTTCAGTCTCATCATCTATAAGTTTTGAATGTACAACGCTTGTCATTGAAGAAGCATCTGTGTACCCATAGACACCACCTCCAAGGACACTTAAATCTCGATAGTCTGTAACAAGACTGTTTAGTCCGCTCATTTTTTTCAAATCAAAATCAAAAATAGCTTCAATATTAACCGGACACTTGCCATTGAAACCATCTGGGTCGAAACGTCGAATAATTTGAGCCGCACGGGCTTCAATCTCAACCTTTCGTAAAGGTGGAACAAGTGGTACTCTATTGGTCATTCACCTCCCCTCCTAACTCCTTGATAGCCTTTTGGATAGCCCGCGCCCAATCGTCCTCGCTTGCATGTTCCCCCGCACGATAAAGACCAAAAGCAAGATTCTGATGTTTTCCGAGTGCTTTTTCAAGAAACCCCGCGCCCCAAGCTGTCCTCTCGCGAGCAGCAAGATCGCGCAATTGCTGAGCATCAAGTCCTAAAACCCTCGCGAGCTTGTCCAAAATATCGGACTTTGCTGGAGGTTTGCGCCGACCGTGCTCGATCTCCGACAGCAAGCTTGGGGCAACGTCTAACATCTTTCCGAGGTCTCGAAGCGTAATCCTCCTGTCACTTCGCGCCTGGGCGATGATAGCGCCAAACCTGCCTTCCATGACAATCCCCCTGTTCGTGTTTTTTCATGAACAACAAGTAAAGCATAATTTCCAATCGTCAAGGACTGATTCGCATTTTATTGTGAACATGTCAAAGCCTCTGTCTTCAACACAAACGGCCCGCCGGTTTCCCGACGGGCCGCCTACTCACAGACCGTTCAATCCGGCGTCAACGACCCGGCTTTTGAGCCTCGTAGGCTTCAATATTCGCCTTGGCCAACGCACAGGGGCTGGACATGGCCGCCTCCACCCGCCGGATCACGCCACCCTCGACCACGAACCGCAGGCCAACTCCCGAATTGGACGTACCGTCGGCATTCAGCACCGCCGGATAGCAGACAATGCCATGCGGCAAGTCCACAGGATTTTCCGTATCCAGCCGGGCCATCTCATTGACGTAGAGCCAGCGCACCTTCTCGGCGATTTCCGCCCGTATGGCCGGATCATCCTGCGGCGCAGGTCCGATGGACCTGAAAACGGATACCCGGCTTCCCATTTCGGCGTAGTCCGGATGCTGGTAGCTGTAAAAATAGAGCGCCATACCCGTCTCCACGAGATCAAACGCATACGTCCCTTGCCCGTCGCGCACCACGAACGAGTCGATTTCCCGGGCCTGCGCATCGGAAAACGCCAGCCCGAACACCAGGGCCAACAACAAGGCCATCGTCCTCATGGTTCCCCCCTTACGGATTGCACACCTTGCAGGGCCGGTATCCGGCTTTGATGGCCGCCTCCCGGCTCTCGAAGACCGCCGTGCAGGCATTGCAGTCGTAATACCGGCAGCCCGGCCCATGAAAAATATGACTCTGCACGTTGCCGTGATACACCAGCCCCTGGGCCGCCATCGCCATCCCGCCAAGGATCACCGCCAGCAACACGGCAAAAGCCAGCCGTCGAACATGTCGCACGCACATAGCCCACCTCGTACTGATTACCAGGTTTTACTGCCGCCCTCATACGGGACGGCCAATCCGGCATCAAGCAACGACCGGCACAAATCCTGCCCCTCCACCACAATGTCCGCCACCAGCCGACCGCCGTACTTGTCGCGGCCGACATCCGTCAGCGTCAGGCGCAAGCCCGGCGCGATCCGGGTCTTCACGAACTCCCGCGCCTCCCGAGCCTTGTCCGCGACCTCGGGCCGCTTGTCCCGCAGCTCCGGCGTGTCGCAGTGCCGCAGGCGGATGGACTGGTCCCGGAAAAAATCCGGCATCTCTCCCGAAAGCCGAACCTTGACGGTATCGCCGTCCACCACACGGACCACAACGGCCTCGAGATCGGGGCCGGGTTCCCGCGCCAGGACGGGTCCGACGCATAAGGCCAAGGCGATCAGGCTAAACGCAATATATCGCATTGTAGATTCATACCAGTATTCTTATTTTGTGGCAAGGTCCGACACGCTTACCGGCTCCCGCCGCCCCACCAGAAACACCCGCCATGCGCCGTCCGACCCCTGGAACGGATCCGTCCGGGTAAACGTCACATCGCGCATCCGCACGCCGTCGGGCCTGACGTGGCCGTTCTCGATCCACACCCGCGACCCTTGGGGCAGATCCGAACGCGGGGAGTCCGACGGGGTTTCAGGCGCGCCAGACTCCGGCGGCCCCTGATCCTGGGGGTTGGCGATGCGCCACAATGCGGCCAGCACGTCCGACCTGGTCAGGAAGGCGTACCGCTGGCCGTTCTGCCGCAGCCATGTGCGACCCACACGGACCCGGTACTTCCCCGCGTGGGCCTCGCCGCCCGGAAAGAGCGGGGCCGGAAACAGTTCCACAACCACCCGTCTGCCGGGGCCTGATTTTTTAACGGTGATCCGTATTTGCGGCTTTCGCTTGTCCATTTTGCGCAGCTAGCGCGCAAGTCGCGCGCGAAATTTTGTGGGTTGGTTGCGCAGCTATGACGCATCCGGGTTAGGGCCGAGAAAGTCGAAATCCTTGTAGCTCAAAAAGACGTAGTGCTGATCGGCCCATAACCCCTTCCGCCAACCTAGCCCTGGCGTGTAGGCACCAGGCCGCCTCCATGACATACAGCCGGGCCAGGGCCTCAATGGCCGAGTGAAGGCTTTCCGCGCCGACGAGCCGCAGCAGCTTGTCGGGCTCTTCCACCGGATCGCACGTATTGACAAGCAATTCGAATCGGTTCATCAAATCTGTCATTTCCATGATAAAAACCTCCAGGAGCGATTTATGTTCTTCATTGATATCCAGTGCCCATCATGCTTGCAGCATCGGGGCATCGTCGCTGCCTGTCTTGGCGAATTCGAAATCGTCCAAAAAGCTCCCCGGACTCGCCTACACGTTGACAAAGACATCATCAAGGGAGGCGATATCTTATGTTCTTATGCGGCTGGGAAATGCACGCATTGCGGGAAACCTGTTCTTGTGCATCTCAAGATGCCACGGGAGCACTTTTCCAAGGCTATGAACTGCATTGGCAAAGGTGATCTGGAACGTTATACGGGACCACAACCGGAAATCTTGGCTATTTTCCCAGAACCAAAAGCCGCCTACAGCCATCCCACTCTTCCCGAGGAAATCCGAAAACTCTTTGTGGATGTGCAAGAAACCATCGACCAGGGACGTGATCCGTCTTGGGTCGCGTCTGGGTGCCGGAAGGTCCTGGAAAACGCCGTGGCCAATCTTGGTGGCACGGGTGGCACGCTTTTCCAGAAGATCGAGGACTTGAAGGCAAGAAGTATCATTACTGGACTCCTCCTCGACTGGGCGCATCAAATTCGGATGGATGGCAACAATGCCACGCATGAAAACACATACACCCCCGCAGAAACAAAAGAACTGATCGAATTCGCGAAGATTTTCCTGCAATACACATTTGAGCTTCCCGCTCGTATCTTGGAAAAAAGGAAGTTGATGCCACCATCTCAACCTACACCAACCGGCATTGATCGTGTTTGACCGGCGCGGTCGCCAGTGCGTCGTACACAAACCTTTCCGTCATCCCCGTGGCCAGGACCAAGAGCTTGGCGTTGGTGCCGTCGTAGTGGTCGCGGATGTATCGGATGGCAGCCGCCTTGAGGGCGTATTTGGGCACCGAAATCTGCGTGCCGCCCATGCGCTGGACGAGCTGCACCGCCACGTCCACGCCGCACTGCTCGGCGACCAAGCCGATGTCCCCGCCCAGGTCCTCGGGGGTGACCGTGGCCACGAAGGCCTCCCTGCTGATGGCCTTGTCCATGGACTACTCCTTGACCGCCCCCATGGCTTCGAGGGCGGCAACCAATGTTGCAATATCCTGATGCCCGCACCAGGTCAGGCGCGGCTTGCCGGTCAGCCGCTTGGCCAGGGCGTCCAAGGCATTGGCCCGGTCCAGGTCCGTGGTCTGGCGGCTGACCTGCTTCCACAGCGCACGCACCAGCCGCACCTGGGCCTCGGAGGCCGCCCCGGGGCGACGCGTCTTCTGCGGCATGCTCCGGATCTCCCAGACGCCTGCCTGGGCGGCCTGGGCCTCCAGGTGGAGAAGGCACCGGGACATGGCCTTGGCGCTCAAATCCTTGGATGACGCCGCGCCGAATTGTTCCAGCATGGCGCGGTAGGTGTCGTCGTCCAGCCCGCACGCTCGCTTGAGGGCGTGGAGCTTCTTGATCTGGCCGGGGGTGACGGGAACGGTGTTATTTCGTGGCATCATGCGGTCCTTTTCGTCTGGCCCCGCGTGAGAAACTCATCACCCTTGGCCAACCCCACCGAGACGGGAATCCGGCACACCCCATTGCATCCCGGGCAGATCAGACCGTTCGGGCCGATACATGCCCTGTGCAGGCCCGCGCGGCCGCAAACCTTCACACCATCTTCGACTTTCAGGACAGGCAACGCGCCCTCGGTTCCAAGATGCACCAGCCAGTCCGGAGAATTAGCGGGCATGGGCTCCCCCCTTGGCAAGATGGTTCAGCAGTTCGCGATAGTCCGTGAACCAGCGTGACACCATGCGGCGCATGAGCCCGGCAGACTCGCCCTTGGCCCACAGCCCCAGGATCGGCACGCCGCAGGCATACGCCGCGCCGACCTCGGCCCAGGCGTCGGCGCCGGACGGCCCCAGGTAGATGACCACATCGGAGCGGCAGGCCCCGTCCAGGTCGTAGCGAAAGCGCCGCTCGCCCTCCGGCGACATGATCCACTCTTCTCTGTCGAGCGCCGCGACGACATTGTTTCCCTCGGTTCGCCGGGCCTCGGCGATAAAGGACACGACGTCGTGGCCGTCGCACGTAAGCCGCTCGGCCAGCATCTCGACGGCGTGCTGGTTCCGCCAGGATGATGCGATGTAGATGCGCATGGTGCTCCTAATCTCTCGGCTGCTCATCAGGCCGGGACCGCCACGTCCCGGCGACCGCCCCGCAGGGCGGTTTCGCGTTAGGCCAATCCCTCAATGCGTTTCACCGCGTCCAGGGATTTCTGGGCGGATTCCTCGTCCCCGGAATGCTCGACGAATTCGTCCCAGTGGTTTTCGATCAGCATGGCCACCGCCGCAAAATCGATGTCTTCCACGTCAATCCCCCTTGCCTTGGTGCGATTTACAGCGACGCCAAATCCAGCGAGATCGGCTCGTACTTGCCGTCCGCGCGCCGGGAATACAGCCGGATGTAGGTCTTGCTCCCGGCCACTTGCAGGCTGTCGGACACGGCCTGCATGGCCCGCCGCCAGCGGTCGTCGTCGATGGCCAGCCGCCGCAGGGACAGCACCCGGCCGGTATTGATGCGGCCCTCCTTGTCCACCTGGAAAGCATCGTTGATCAGGGCCTTGAGTTCATCGCGGCTGCCTTCGGTCCATTCGGTGATGCATTCGTCGATGAGTTCCTTGGCCGCCTGGAGCCGCTCGTCAAACACCAGATACTCGGCCACAGACCGCTGCACCTTGTACTGGCCGTCATAGGTGGTGAGCGTCACATTGCCCTTGTCGCCCCCCACCTTGGCGCCGTACTGCTCGGCCGAAAGCTGGCAAAACGCCGCGACATCGCCCATGGCGTCGTCACGAAACTTCGCCATGGCCTTGCGCAACGCCAGTGCCTTGCCCGCGATCTCGCGCACCAGCGCATCCCGCGCCTTGTCCACGTCCTTGACCATGTCCACGGGCACCAGCCGCCCCTGGGCGTCCTGCATGTATCCTTCGGGCGCCGCGTTCATGCAGCCTCCTCCGCGCCACCGGGGACGTGGAACAGTGGCTGCGACTCGAACTCCACGGCCAGATCGGCCGCGTCGGCCAGCTCGCTCTGGCACACGGCAAGAAAACTCCTGACCTCCTCGGGCACCTTGTCGGCGACCACGCCCAGGCTGTTGGCGACGTTCTGAATCTTCTTGGACAGCATGTGTCAGCCTCCTTGTTTTGCGCCCCGCACAGGGCAGTTTGAACAGGTTTTGAACAGGCGCAGGGTCTCCGGGCTGCCTGCCCGCAGGCCGATGCGTCTGGCGCGTGACTGATTGTCGGCGCAGGCCGCCGCGTCGATCTCGCCGAGCACCGGGCAGGCGACCGTTTGGCCGCCGTACACGGCCAAAACCCGGGCCTGGATGCGATCCGTCGAGGCCGGGTACTTGCCGTTGGCCACCATGGAGATGGTGGACTTGGCCGTACCCAGGGCCTTGGCCACGGCAGGCAGCCCCAGGGCCGCCACGCGGTCGCGCAGGATGTCCAGCCAGTCCATCAGGCGCCTCCCTGGGCCACATGGTCTGCGGTTTCCGGCCGCCTCGCCCCGGCGTCACGGGCGAGCACCCAGATCTTCTCCAGGCCGTCCTTTCCGGACTGACGCACATAGCCGTGCGCGAGCAGGCACAGCAGGTACTCCCGGCACGTGTCCGACCCGCAGCCGGTCAGTCGCGCCAGATGGGAGATCGTTGCCTGACGCACGGCGCGCAGGGTGCTCCACAGCTTGTCCCGGCAAGTGAAGCGGCTTTTGGCCTGGTGCGCCCGATGCAGGCGGATATCCCGCACCACGTCGTAGGTGGGATTGCGGCGCTTCGGCCCGTAGACCTCGCCCATTTGGTCGGCCTGGACGCGCTCATCTGTCGCCAGGGCCAAAAAACCCTCCCGGACCAGCCGGTCCAACACGCGCATGACCGGCCGTCTGGGGCAGTCCGAGACCTCGACCACCTCGGCAAGAGCCACGCGGCAGGGCCGGAATCTCCCGTCCACGACGGTCCGTGAGGCGAGAAATACCCGCACCACGGCCAGGATTTTTGTTGCGGCGGCCATGATCAGGCCGCCCGCGCCTTGAGATGCTCGGCCGTGACCACATCCGTCTTTTTAGCCCGGGCCACGGCCTCGCAGGCCTGGGCCCAGCGGTAGAGGCTGGCCGTGGTGGTGGTCTTGGCCGAGGCGGTGATGGCCGCCACGGCCGAATCGTCCACCGTCGCCTCGCAGATCTGGTCCATCACCAGCCGCACATCGGCCTCGGCCAGCCCGTGGTAGGGCACGATCTGCGAGATACGCCGCCACAGCGCCGGGAACCGCTTGAGCTTCTCCGGGGCCCAGGGCATGCCCACAAGGATGATCGGCGTCCCGGCCATGTCGCCGATGTCCCGGATGGTCTCCACCAGGGTCCGCTTGTCGGCCACGTAGTCGATCTCGTCGAAGATGAGCGCCCGATTCGTGCCGATCAGCTCGCCGACCACCTGATGGAAAAGGTCGCTGGTGCGCTTTTCGGGCACGAGCCCAAGCTCCACCACGATTTCCTCAAGCAACCACCGCACTCCCATGGCCTTCTTGATGCGGATGAATGCGCTCTGGGGCGACATGGTGTTCTTCCACCATAGGTTGGTCTCGGTCTTGCCCAGGCCCACCTCGCCATGGACCAGCATGAACTTGTCGATGCCCGGAGGGCTGGCCAGCATCCTGTTGACCGCGACAAGGTACCGCTGCACGTTTTGCGTCTCGGCAAACTGCTTTTTCACCGCGTTATCTCCCTGTTTTTGCGCGCTGTTGCTGGTAGGCCAGCTCCGCGCCGAGTTCCTCGGTCGAGAAATAGTCCAGATTGGTGGGGTCGATGAGCGGCCCGGGGCCGGTCGGAACCGGCGGAGTGGGCTCGGAAAAATCGGGAATGTCAGGTTCGTCCGGCGTGTGGGCGGCCTCGATGGCCTCAAGAGACTCGGGCAGGCGCGGGCTGCCGGTCTCGGCCAGCTCCGCCACGGGCAGGATGTCCCGCGCCTCGGCGATGAGTCCGGCCTTGGCCAGCTTGCGGACGGTCTTCTTGGTGCTTTTCTTGAGGCTCTCGTGCGTCGCCAGGGTCGCCTTGAAGTCGGAATAACCCTCGGCGTCCTTGCCCCCGATCAACTTGAACATGGGATGCACGGCCCCCTGGCGCTTGGCCATGCACAGATAGGAACCGTCCAGGCGGTAGACGAAGACCTGCCGCAGATCGTGCCAGTCGTAGCGGATGAGCACCTTGTCCCGCAGGCCGTACAGGGCCTCGTCAAAATATTCGCCGCCGAACCGTTTGATGCCGTTGTTGTGCAGGTTCGCCACCTCCTCGTGCATCATGAGGTAGCGGATGCTGGCGTGGTCCAGACCCTGGCCGCGCCCGGCCGCAAACACCTCGCCCGGGCATTTACCGCCCAGCCCGGAATGGGGCTTGATGCGATAAAAGCTGTTCAACCAGGATTCAAAAAGCCCGGAGGCCTCGTCCATGGAAAGCAGCGCCTCGGGCTCGATCTCCTGCATGAATTTTTCGTTGCGCCGCATCCTGGCCGGTTTGGCCGCGATGGAGCCGCCGCAGTAACTGGACACGGCCTTTTCAAAAGAGAGCCCGGCGGTTTTGAAGAACGATTCAATGGGCTTTGAACGGGCGCTGTAGGCCTTGGGGAAGTGGCACATGATGCCCAGGCGGCCGTACAGCCCGGCCATGCCGGAGGTGGTCAGGTCGATCTTGCTCTCGACGAATACCTTGTTTTTGAAGGCCTTGCCGTTGTCCGGCATGACCACCCGGGGTAGTTTCCCCAGGCGGATGATCGAGCGGTACAGGGCCAGATGCACGGCGCACAGGTCTTCCTCCAGCATGATCGAGAACCCGGCGATGTCGCGCGAGGCCCAATCCTCGAAGGCCACCAACGTCGCTCGGCAGGGGCGGCCGTGCAGGGGATGCCTGACGCGAAAATTGAGTCTGTGCCCGTCCGCGATGAGTACGTCGCCGACCGTGAGCAACCCGGCGTCGCGTCGCAGAAAGGGCGCGATCTTGTCGGTCAGGGCCTTCTCGCCCTCCCGGGCCAGGGTCCAGACGTCGGCGTGTTCGCGGCGGAAGGCCTCGACCCAGTTGCGTAGCGTCGAGGGGGATGACGGCGAGGAGATGCCCTGGCGCTCCAGGTCCATCTTCATGAGGGTGATGGCCGTGCCGATCTTGAACTGGCTCTGCGACAGAAGCAGCGCCAAAAGCCGTTCCTCCTCGGCAGCGGTGACCTTGCACGCCCCCTTCCGATGCAGGCCGTAGCGCGGGGCGATGGCCGCGCAATCGTAGTCCGCGCGCCGCAACCCCACGGCCCAGCGCTCCAGGCTTTGCCAGCTCGTCGGGCCGAGCTGCTCGCGGATGGTCGGGCAGATTTGGCCGCTGTTGTAGCCGAGGGCGAACGCCTCGCGGCACTTGGCCAGCGGCTTGCCGTGCTTGCGGCCCCAGGCCTTGGCGTCGAGGTAGGCCCGGACCAGGTCCGCCTTAAGCGCCGCCTTGCCAAGCGCCGCCGGAGGGAGGGCGGGATCCGGCGGCGCGACGGCAAGGGGTGAGGGCGAAACAGGGGCGGACACGGTGGAGGGCGCTTTGCCGCCCTGGATGATCCCCAGGGCGGGGCGGGAAATCTGTCTGGCCAAGGCGATGCGCACCGGTTCCGGCAGGGATGCGACGTGGTAGGCCTTGCCGCCTCCCCGCCCCGGCCGCCTTTCGTGCGGCCACTGCTCCCGTTCGGCGCGGCGTTGTATTGAGCGCTCCGTGACGCCCAACGCCTCCGCGATCTGTTTTACCGTTGCAGTGTCTTTCATGCTGGGCAACGGCATCACGCCGCCTCCTTCCCCCGCATGTCTTCCGGCAACGCCAAAAGCCGCCTGGGCACACCAAGGGTGACCAGCGCCCGTAACACCTTCCGGTTATTGGCTCCGCCGCTGATAGTGCGGCTGGCCAGCGGCCGGGACACCCCGGCTAGGGCCGCCACGTCCGCGATGGACCGCCCACGCCGGAGCAAGTCCACTCTGATCTCCAGTCCGTTTCGTTTCGCGTCCATCTATAGCTCCTGCTCCAGCCGCCGCTTTTGGCGCTTCAAATTCTGGATCTCGCGATCCAGTTTGGCGGCCTGGAGGATCTTCAGATCATCGCCGCCAACCAGTTCAAACCCCTGGATGCCTGCCGCAACCCGGATCGGTTCCGGGTCGCCCGTGGCCGCGACAAACGCCTGCACGGCGTTGAGGCCGGGGACGTAGTCCCGTTCCAGCGGATTCAGCCATTTTTCAAAGACGTCCACACTCAAGGTCCGGGCATTCCGGTTCAGGCGATATCCCCCCAGGGCCGCGATCTCGTTCATCCGGTCCACGATCTTCTCCCGGGACATGCCGCATCGCTTGGCGACCCTGTGCATGGCCGCCTTGATGAGGGGTTCCGTGTCCGGAACCTGACCTTCGAAGAGAGATATCTGCCGCATCCGGTTTTTCTGGCTCTTCGGACATTGACCCCGGGCCATGCCTCGGGGTAATTTCCGGCGTAAGTTGACGTTCGTAACTGCTTTAAGCGGTAGATAATGCCTAAAAAGGGTTAAAGTCAACCCTTTTTAGCTGTCGATGTTTGTCGTGATGCATAAAAATGCATCCTCCTGTAATATAAAGATATCCCCCCTTGGCCGCTGTCGGAGTTCTTTGTCGGAGTTAACCCCCGAACGGCGACACCCGGAAAACATGAACATCGGCGAAAGAATACGCACCCTTCGGGGCGACAAGACCCAGTCTGATTTCGCAGAACTGACAAAAATCCCAAAGAACACATTGGGGCGTTACGAACGTGGCGAGATAGTCCCAGGCGGCGAAGCCATAACCTTATTGTGCAAAAACCTTGATGTTGACCCCAATTGGCTACTTTTTGGCGATGGCCCCATACGGCGTAGCGGCGCCGCTGAGAAGATCAGCCCCGTCCCGGCCGATGAACCGTCATGGATGAGTCCTGAGACCGCGCCAGCCATGGGATACACCCTCATTCCCAAGGTGAAGGCACGGCTCTGTGCCGGAACAGGAAGCCTGGAAACGTCTGGTGATGTGGTCGGTCTCTATGCGTTCAAGACAGAATTCCTGAAACGAAAAGGGCGGGCCAGAAAGATGGTCTTGATGGACGTAACTGGCGACAGCATGGAGCCTGATGTCTGGAGCGGTGATACGGTATTGATTGATGAGAGCCAGCGGGAGATTATCCCTGGTGGGCTGTTTGCTATCGGACTAGAGAGCGAGGTTTTTGTAAAGTACCTGGATCGCATTCCTGGCAAGCTGGTCCTACGGAGTAAAAATTCTGCTTATCCTCCAATCGAGGTTGATATAAACGGCCATGTCGAGGCAGTCCGGATCATCGGGAGGGTGGTTTGGAGCTGTCGGGAATACGTGCGGTAAGATTCTCATCATATCCTGAAGAAACCCGGCAAAACAGGCAAAAATTCTCAAATCTTTCGCACGCCTAATGCGCCCCCAAAATGCACGTCCCGCGCGGCTTCCCGGGCGTTGCCTCGCCATTGCCCCTTCTCATTCTTTCCTGAAAAAATTATCCGTCAGCATCCCTCCGCAACCGCCGGGCGACGACGTAGCAAACCAGCCCAAAGCCCCTCAAAGACCCTTCGCACGTCGGTTCCGCACGCACATATCCCGCTCGCCCCCTCGGCGCCGGGGCGGTGCATGGAGTCCGCCCAAGCAGAAGGCCCTCCAAGAAGGTCAGCACGCTCATGCGCATAGCTGCATTTTCGCTTCCGCCGTCTCCAGCGCAGGCCTTCATCCCCCTGCCAGCCTTGACGCTTTCCACAAATAGATGCTATACTTACCACCAAGAACGAAAAACAAAGCTCTCAGCCGTTCTAAAGCGGCGTTTCCGTTGACATCCCCAGATCAGGGCAGGCTAATCGTGAGAACATGCCTTTGTCACAAAAGAGTATGTATCTATTTCAATATGTTCAATTGACCTATTCGTCCGAACAAACCTCTGCGCTATAACAACCAGAAACGACGCGAGGCCGCCATGAAACGAATTATCTTCATTGCAACTGCTACGATAATAGCCTTGGCTGCGCCATTACTATTTGTTCACGCTGAACAACTTCCGCAAGGGTCAATCTTCCCGTTCTCAATCCCTACGGTCATGCACGAGTATGGCCTTCTGCAAAATAAGACCAACTCCGAAGAGGCGACCAATCTATACGCGCCATTCATTGTCCCTGGAACGAATCAAAATACGTGCTACGACAATACTTCAGCTCTTGCATCATGCCCCAACGCATCGGATGACTTTTTTGGTCAAGACGCCACCTACGACAAGTCACCGATATTTTTCATGACCACCACGTACCAGGGAGCTGCCGCAATCATGGATAGTCTGATCCGGGTTTGGAGCCTCCCGGATACGCAACGGACATGGAGCGACGCCAACTCGTATTGCAGCGCCAAGGATCCATCATACAATACATGGCGCCTGCCAACCCTGCTGGAGCTCTCCCAAATCGTGGACGCCGCGAAAAGCGCCCCTGCCGTGGACACCACATTTTTCACCGATATGCAGTCAGCCAGCTATTGGACCTCCGACGCCGCTGGCGCAGGAACCGCCTGGACGGTCAACTTCGCCGACGGATCAACCACCCCCCTGTCCCAGGCCGCTGTCGCCCACACCATCTGCACCCAATCGTACGGCATATATTCCGGGACGTACCTGGACTACGGGGATGGCGCCATCGCCGACACCCGCACCAACACCATGTGGCAGAAAAGCGATTTTCCGGCCGCCTCCTGGGAAAGCGCCCTGGCCCAGTGCGAACAAAGCCAGGTCGGAGGGTACACGGACTGGCGCCTGCCGACAAAAAACGACCTGCAAACCGTCATCGATCCTGCGTCCGCCTCCTTATGGCCCACGGTCTTTTCCTCCCACGCCGGATCATACTGGTCGAGCACCACGCGAAACGACGCCCCCGCCTCGGCCTGGGTCGTCCTCTCGGATAAGCAGACCGCCGCCGCCGCCAAAACCGCCTCGAATTATTTCCGCTGCGCCAGACGCATGGCCCAACTCCCGGTCGGCTCGGTACAGACGCTGATGAGCGGCTCCTGGACCGCCACGGTGAACGGCGCTGCGGTCACCGCAAAAATCGTCAATGTGCCCTTCTATAGCAAGGGCGTCATGGGGAGCCTGATTCTTGGCGGCATGTCCGGCGAGGTGACCGTCGCTGCGAGTCCGTCCTATTCCTATCACCCCACCGGAAATTCCTCGAGTTCGACGACGGGGGCCAATGTCGCGTTCACGCATGGCAGCAATGAAAACGGCCTCATGGTTTTCCTGGGCGCCTCCGCCGGGCAAAGCCTGACCGGTGAGATCCGCAATTACCTTCAGGAGGTGCAGGCCAGCGTCTCAGCCGCCAGGACCGCCAAGAGCGCCACCCAGCAGGACTACGCCATCAGCGGCTTGTGGACGGGCGACGTCATGGGCGAGACCGTCGCCGCCGACCTTCGGGCGGCGACCTACACGTCGGGCGGCCAGACCGTGGCCTATTTCAACGGTTATCTGTCAGTGCCGTATGACGACGAGATATCCGGGTATCCCTTCACCGGATTCATGGAAAGCGATGGTTCGGTCTTTATGGTCCGCAACGCCATCAACAACGTCTACATCTTCGAAGGCGCCCGCAGCGGCGACACCATCACCGGCGCCCTGCGCAACTATGACCAGATCCTGGCGTCAAACCTCACGTTCACCAGGGTCGCCGGTTCCGATCTCATCGTAAGCGCCGTCTCCTCCTTCGTTCCGCTTCTCCTGTTCGATGAGTAG